GAATTCTTGAATTTGAAGTCAAGACAACAGACAATCAAAGTCAAAAGGTTGAAGAGGGTGTCCTTGAAAACCAGACGCTAACTTTTGATTTTATATCAAGAAAGATTGAAAAGAAAACATTCAAACTCAAGGATAATTTCAAAGATATATTGTTGATGGGTGAAAATTTAAAATTTGATATGGATGAAATTGACAATCTTGTTGGAGATGAGCAACGCACAACAGATGAAGAGCAGAATGTCTTTCCAAGATGCAGTAGTAAATCTTATGATCAACAAGAAGATTTTATTAGTCTAAAACGAGGTCCATCGCAGGCACAATATCAGTTAATGAATCAGACTGTTATATCCTGTAGAGTGCTTGGTAATCCAAAAATTAAACCGGGCGACATAATTGAGCTTAAAGCTGCCCAGGCTAATCCATCTGACATAGAACAACGAGATTTGTTTTTAAATGGTAAATTTTTAGTTGGTAGTGTCAAGCATGTTGTTATAGATGCTGGGACATATGAGACAGTTGTTGATTTATTTAAGGATGGATATGAGCTTGACATTTCTAACTTTAGAAGAGACACTAATAGTAACTTAATTAAACAAAGACAATAATATGGAAACAGGTCAATCAAATTTTAAAAATATGGTTTGGTTCATGGGTGTTGTTGAAGACATTAATGATCCAGAGAGCCTCAATAGAGTAAGAGTCCGCTGCATTGGTTATCATACAGCAGATAAGACATTAATGCCAACTGCTGATCTACCTTGGGCTCCATTCCTTTCTTCCACAGCTCAAATGTCATCTCCAATGGTTAACCAAGGCGACTGGGTTGTTGGATTCTTTGTAGATGGAGAACAAGCCCAGCAACCAATAGTTTTTGGTTCAATGGTCGGCAAGCCAGGAGAACCAGCAAATCCAAACGAAGGGTTCTATGATCCACAGGGCATCCATCCAAGATTTCCTGGTGAGGGAACAAACCCAAGACACGCAAGAGGTGAGGCTGGTACACCAGATAGAAATGCTGTAGCCTTTTCAAGATCAACAGCAACATCGAGCGTACCGGTTGCAGATGGTAGTAAGTTTGCCGAGCCTGAGTCAAAGTTTGATGCAAGGTACCCTGCCAACCATGTCATGGAAACGGATGCTGGCCATGTATTTGAAATGGATGATACGCCTGGAGCAGAAAGAATCCAGATCTTCCATAGAAAAGGTTCATTTGTTGAATTCCACCCAGACGGCTCTATTGTTCATAGAGGTGCTCAGGATCGCTATCATATTATTTTAAATAATGAAAATTTATATGTTGGCGGCAACATGAATATGTCTGTTGTTGGTGCCGTTAATATTCTATCTGGTACAAACACAAATATTTCCACAGGTGGGGATGCTACCTGGAGAGTTGGTGGTAACTTAAAGGTTGATGTTGGTGGCAACTTTGATGTGGCAGTTGGCGGTGCAACAAACATTGACACAGGTGGCGGAACAATTGTTTACTCAGGTGGTACAGTTGAATTACAAGGTAGTGAGGTTCATTTCAATAGGCCAACAGCTAAGCCCCTTGGGGCAATTAGAGCACCAGAAACTATTACAAAATCCGAGGCTGGCGGTCCAACTGTATTTGAAGTCTATGCGTTTGATGATGATGTTGAAAAAACATTAGAAGAATATAACAATGTTATTGTATCTAATGGGTTAGTTCCAGCTGACAATACACCACCAGTTGAAGGTGCTTCTGACACACCACCTGCTGGCGGTGAAAATAAGGATGTTAAGTGTGGTTCTATTATTCTACTGGATGATTATAAGAAGGTAAAGGTATCAAAAAACTTTACACTGGCAGACTATACACAGAATGGAACAAGAAAGTTGAGAGACCAAGGCGGTCTAACTGCAGCAGATATTCTATGCAATATTATTAAGCATGCTGAGAATATTATGGAACCAATTGTAGCTGCGGGGTTTAGAGTATCAATAACATCAGGCTTTAGAACACCAGATGTTAAGCTTTCTGGTGGTGGAACAAACAACAAGTCGGACCATAATACAGGCCGAGCTGTAGACTTTAATGTTTTTGGTATGTCAGCCTATGAAGCTGCATTAAAGATATACCCAATTGTTGGTAAAATTTCTAAGCAATTTTTCCTAGAATATAATTTAAATGGTGGTGGCCCTGGTTGGTTGCATATTGCCTATGCAGATGGGGCTAAGCATGCCCTCCCAATGGCTACATGGAGTGTTCCAAGAATCCATGCTCGTAACAAGTTTGTTGACTTAAAGCCTGGGCAAAAACTAGGATGAGTGCTGTAGCTAGAAAGGGAGATAAGGTTGATTCCCCAACAGGCTCTGGTACAAGATGTGCTAGCCCTATAGTAACGGCTGTAGGTGAAGTTAACTCTCGTTCGGTATTCGCAAATAGCAAACTTATACCTGTCAAGGGTAATAAGGTTGAGCCACATACACTTAAAGGCTGTGGCCCCGATGAGTCTGTACTTGATAAACACTCTCCTAATGTGTTTATTGGCGGTAAGGAGATAGGAAGAAAGGACGATCATTACGCTACGGGTACGCCTGAGCAGAATACAATCACCGAAGGGTCACCAAATGTATTTGCAAATGGTTAATATAAATAACCTTGATATAGAGGTTTTATATGTCTAGTTACACGAAAACAACTTCAACATTTATTAAGAGGAATGTCAGATACTCTGATTTGGGTATCAACTTTGGCAGAAATCCCTTCAACAGTGATCTTAATAGAATTACTGAGGTTGACAGTGTAAAGAGAGCCATTAAAAGTTTAGTCTTGACTAACAGATACGAAAGACTTTTAGATCCTGAAATTGGTGGAAATGTCAGAGCTCTTTTGTTTGAACCTATGTCTAGTATGACAACAACAGTTTTAGAAGATTATATAACAGACACAATTAAGAATTATGAGCCTAGGGCAATCCTTGATAAGGTAGTTGCCACGCCAGATTATGATAGAAATTCTTACGAAGTAACAATACAATTTAGAATTAACTCAGTTGAGCAACCACAAACACTTGAAGTTGCTCTAGAGAGGATAAGATAATATGGCAAATGGATTCTTAACAACTTCTGAGCTAGATCTACAGAACTACAAATCTAGCTTAAAAACTTTTCTATCCCAGCAAGAGCAATTCAAAGATTATGATTTTGAAGGCTCAAACTTATCTGTATTGCTTGATCTTCTTGCCTATAATACCTTCATGAATGGTGTGTATCTGAACCTAGTTGGTAGTGAGATGTTCTTAGATACATCTCAACTTAGAGAATCCATTGTTTCGCATGCTAAGGAACTGAACTATACGCCACGTTCTAGAACAGCTGCTGTTGCCTATGTTAATATTACTATTACACCTACCGATGCCCCTGATTCTATCACAATTCCAAAATATTATGAGGTTAATGGTAGGACAGATGATAATACTACCTACTTCTTTACGACTGATGAAACAATTATTGTTAGACCCGTAGATGGTGTCTATGCAGTATCTAATGTTGCAATTTACGAAGGTAATATTGTCAAAGAAGTATTTGTAGCCAATGCATCATCGCGCTATCTACTTCAATCTGCCAACGTAGACATTAATTCAATTAATGTTACAATTAAAGAATCAAACACAGCAACAACAGAAACAAAGTATAATAGAGAAACCTTCCTATTTGGTCTTAACAACACAGACAACATTTACTTTATACAAGGTGCCGAAGACCATCTATACGAACTTGTTTTTGGTAATGGTGATATTGGTAAAGAACTTACAGATGGTAATTTAGTTACTATAAACTATAGAGAAACAAATGGTATTGATGCCAATGGCGTTGAAGCATTCACTGCTCCAAATGCCATCCAGGGTTATCCTTCTATAGCAATAGCGACAGTTAGTGCTGCCGCATCCGGTGCAGAACACGAGACAAATGAAGAAATTAAGTTTAATGCGCCTCGTTACTTCCCTACCCAGAATAGAGCTGTTACAGTAGAAGATTATATTGCTCTAACAAAGCAGGCATTCCCATCCCTAGAAATTGTTACAGCGTATGGTGGTGAAGAGACGGAACCTAAGCAATATGGTAAGGTAATTGTTGCGGCTAAGCCAATTGGTGGCATCAAGTTACCCACACCACTGAAGACGCAGATTTATAACTTCCTCAAGGAAAGATCCGCTATCTCTATTGATCCAGTTGTCGTAGATCCAGAATACTTCTTTGCAGAAATTGTAACGGAAGTTCTATACAACATTAACGAAACAACAAGATCGCAAAGAGATATTGAAGCTCTTGTTGAATCGACCATTCTTAATTTTGGTGATGCCAATCTTGCTAAGTTTGGTTCTGATCTTAGATACTCAAAACTTGTTAAAGCAATTGATGATTCAGAAGCTGCTATTATTAGTAATAATACAGAACTAAGAATTATTAAGCATGTTGAAGTTGATACAGGTATTCCATTTAGAATTGCTTTCTCATTTGAGAATGAATTGAAGAAAGAAGTATCCACATCAAGAAAAATTTATGAGGATACAACTGCTACAATTGAATCATCTCTCTTTACATACAACTTAAATAATATAGATTATATTGCTAAGATTAAAGACGACACCCAAGGCAATTTAATGATTGTATCTACTGTTAATGGTGTAGTACAACTACTAAAGGATAAAGTTGGTACAGTAGATTATACTAATGGTACAATATCCATTGGTGCTATCGTATACGAAGATGTTGGTTTAGATAATGAATTGGAAATTTATGGTAGAACAAAGAAGTTAGATATAGAAACAAATGCCAATAAGGTCCTTCAGGTTGAAGCTGCACACCTTGTTGTTTCTGCGCGCGGCATCAGAGCATAATGAAAGAATTAGAAAAGTTCATATCACCATTCATTGCTAATCAATTCCCCTCTGTCTATAAGGAAGAGGGTCCTCTATTCATTGCATTTGTAAAAGCATACTTTGAGTGGCTTGAATCTCAAGACCAGGTTGTCTACGATTCCAGAAGATTGCTAGAATATAGAGATATTGATAAAACTATAGATGTCTTTATCAATAATTTTAAAAAGAAATATATGTTCCCTATCCCAGAAGATATTGCTGGCGATAAGGTTTTGCTACAAAAGCACATTAAGGAAGTATACGGGTCTAAGGGTACAGAGCGTGGTTTAAAACTTTTGTTCCAGCTTTTGTTTGCTGATAACATCAGTGTTTATAAACCAGGTGATGATGTCTTTAGATTATCAGACGGTGA